GGTTTTGCAACCAACTTAGTTACTTGGGCGGATGTGATCCGTAAAACTTTCTACGATGGTGGTGTTGATGAAGTTATCTCTACTCGCCGGTTGGATCACATTGTAAAAGCCTTTGCCATCTTTGGTGATAAGATGAAGGCGATTGAACTCTGTGTTGCTCGGTTTGATGAGGATACTAAAGAGTCATTCCTTGATCTCTACACCAAGATTGATGCTGGTATCAATGTCGGTGAAGAGCCTGAGGTTCCTAATCCTTTACGAGAAGGTGTTGATACGGAAAACGCCTTCTAAAAAAAGTTGTGTATAGGGGTTGAAATTTCAAAATTAATCCCTATATATAATAGGACAGATGGCAATTCGTAAGTCCATCGAAGGGAGTTTTGATTGGTTCTCCTAAAAAACCAATCATTAACCGCACCGCCTAATGGGGTGCATAACGCAAATCTTGCTTTTATAAGGAGATGAAAAATGGTAAGAAACGCATTAACACTACTCGACAACTTCAATCAACTAACCCCCTATGCCGTAGGATTTGATAGAGTGTTTGATACACTCAATCGATATGTGGATAACAATGTCAATTCCACAGGGTTTCCGCCTTACAACATTCGGAAAGAAGGTGAATACAACTATGTCATTGAGATGGCATTGGCGGGCTTCGGTAAAAAAGATATCGAAGTAGAAGTTGCTGATGGTACACTTTCAGTTCGATCTGTAAAAGAAAATTCGGATGATGATTCTGCTGTGTACCGTGGAATTTCGTATCGTAAATTTGAACGCAAGTTTACTCTTGCAGATGATCTCGTTGTGAACGATGCGAAGTTGGACAATGGTATGCTCAATATTGATATTGAGCGAGTTGTTCCAGAAGAGAAGAAGCCTCGACTAATTTCAGTCAAATAGTTTTTCTCAACTAATTGGAAAAGGGAGTTGACTTTGACTCCCTTTTCCTATATTATCTTTAATATGAAAAAAGTGAAATACAAATATGATGAGGATAAGGCATTATCCGAATTGAAAAAATACATCGATTCAACATATGATGAACATTACAGCAAGAACAAGTTTCAAGCTACGGAATTCATAATCGATGGTGGTCATGGTGAAGGTTTCTGTATCGGCAACATTATGAAATACGCACAACGGTATGGAAAAAAGAACGGTAAAGATAGAAGTGACTTGCTAAAAGTGATTCACTATGGTATTATTGCTCTATACATTAATGAACTTGAAGGAAAATAATGAATGAAATTGATAGATTGGAATTTCTGGTTGAAGAGATTGGTATCTTGAGAACCAAGATACAACAACATGGTACAGGACACATTTATACAGCAATTAGTGTTCTGGAAAGTAGAGTGAAAGAAGTTAAGGAGAAATTAAATAATGAGACTTAGTAATGATACGGTTGCTGTATTGAAGAACTTTTCTTCAATTAATCAGAACCTTGTGATAAAAGCAGGCAATGAAATTAGTACAATGTCTGCTATGAAAAATATAGTTGCGAAAGCAGATGTGAAAGAAAGTTTTCCTCAAGACTTTGCCATCTATGATTTGAATGAATTTCTTGCTGCATTATCTCTTTTTGAAAAACCAGATTTGGAATTCAAAGATGATTTTGTGAGCATCACACAAGAAAATTCTTCTGGTAAATTTTTGAAATACTGGTACTCTGATCCATCAGTTGTGACCACTCCGACAAAAGATATTACTATGCCGGAGTGTGAAGTACAGTTTTCATTTGCCAATACCGTTTTATCAGATGTGCAAAAAGCAGCTGCTGTAATTGGTGCTCCAGATATGGTTCTGGAAGGAATGTCAGTCGGCAAGGCTATTCTAAAAGTAACCGATAAGAAAAACTCCACTGCAAATGATTATGGGGTTGGTATTGATGTTACTAATGCTGATGGCAAAGACGTACCATACAAGTTTTGGTTTAAAGTAGAAAATCTAAAACTCATGTCTGGTGAATATGATGTTGCAGTTTCCTCAAAGAGTATCAGTCATTTTGTGAATGGGAAAAATAATATCCAGTATTGGATTGCACTGGAACCAGAATCATCTTACGATGCTTAATTTGAGGAATTTATATTATGGAAAACTTTTTGTGGGTGGAAGAATACCGTCCTACAGACGTAAAGTCTTGTATTCTTCCACAAGAACTACAGGACACATTTTGTGAGTTTGTAGAACAAGGTTACATACCAAATCTGATATTGTCTGGCGGCCCTGGCGTTGGTAAAACAACGATTGCAAAGGCTGTCTTAAATCAACTTGGTTCAACCTACATGATGATCAATGGCTCTGAAGAGTCAGGTATTGATGTACTGCGAACCAAGATCAAAAACTTTGCGTCTACTGTGTCTCTGCATGGTGGGCGTAAGTATATTATTTTGGATGAAGCAGACTATCTAAATCCACAGTCAACTCAACCAGCCCTGCGTGGGTTCATGGAAGAGTTTCATAAGAACTGTGGATTCATTCTCACATGTAATTACAAAAACCGATTGATTGAACCTCTACACTCTCGTTGTAGTGTGGTAGATTTTGTCATACCCAAATCAGAAAAACCCAAGCTTGCCACAAACTTTTTGAAACGAGTTGAGAGCATACTGGAACAAAATGCCATCAAGTATGATGAGAGAGTTATTGCTGAAGTCATCAACAAGCATTTTCCTGATTGGAGAAGAGTCCTAAATGAATTACAAAGGTACTCATCTTCTGGTAGTATCGATGCTGGAATATTGGTAAATATATCAGAGGTAAATATAAGAGAACTCATGCACTCCATGAAAAATAAGGAGTTTACCAATGTTCGTAAATGGGTTGTGGAAAACCTTGACAATGATCCTAGTCGTTTGCTTCGTAGGATTTATAGTAGTTTGTATGACCACGTTGATAATTCTAGTATCCCCCATGTTGTTATTATATTGGGCGAGTATCAATATAAATCGGCTTTTGTTGCGGATCAGGAAATCAATATGCTCGCTTGTCTCACGGAGATCATGGCGAGGGCGAAGTTTAAATGATTGAAGTTCTTGACGATGTTTTAGAATTACATAACGCAATATTGGTTGATGATGCGGTCAGAAAATTATCGTGGAAATACTATTACAGTTCTGAACCAACCAAACCAAATAAACACTGGCATGTTCTGTGCGGTCATGATGAGGGAGAATGTGTAGCTGCTGGATATGATTGGGCTCATTATATTTTTAAGGCTGCAAAGAGAAAATTAGAAAGTTTTGATAATACATTACCCATGTATCAGCACCTTGATTATGAGAGAATTTATTGCAATGCTCACACGTTTGGTATAGAACCACATCTTCATGTCGATGATGGTCAGTTTACCATGATATATTATCCCATACTGGATTGGAAACCAGAGTGGGGTGGTGGGACATTGATTAAAGATAAGCTGGTAGATTATGTTGGAAACAGGTTGGTTATTTTTGATGCAGATTATCCACACAAGGCTATGTCCATATCCAGAGAGTGCTACGATTTAAGAACAAACGTGGTTTTTAAGTGCCATGTATGAATTAAAAGATTACCTTAATGCGATAAATCATACAAAAGAACGTCTTTTGGATAGTGAAGATGAGCAGTGGGAAAAGAAATATGCACCATTTATCGTCAATAAGTGCGTTGCTCCATTTCCAGATACCCTTATGTTGGTGAATGAAATCAATCAACTACATCATCTTGATAAGAAACTTCAATTCGACTTTTTACTAAATAGTCTACGGACAAGGAAACGATATACTCCTTGGATGAAGGCGAAGAAATTAAAAAATCTAGAGTATGTTAAAGAGTATTATGGATATAATAATGAAAAAGCAAAGATCGCTCTTGATATACTATCTGATGAACAGATTTCCGCTATAAAACAAAAGTTAAATAAAGGTGGAAGAAATGGAAGAAGTTAGTTGGACACAGGAGCAGATGCTTGAAGTATCTCTGAAAGAACCTGATGATTTCCTTAAAGTGCGAGAGACATTATCTCGCATTGGCGTTGCATCCCGAAAAGAAAGAAAACTATATCAATCCTGCCATATATTACATAAGCAGGGACGATACTATATTGTGCATTTCAAAGAGTTGTTTGCACTTGATGGAAAGAAAACCAATCTCACAGAGAATGATATAGCAAGACGTAATACCATTACTGGCTTGCTAAAAGATTGGGGATTGATTGATGTGTTGGGTAATGCAGAACCAGCTGCTCCTTTGAGTCAAATTAAAGTTCTATCCTTTCGTGAAAAGAATGAATGGATTTTAGAAACAAAATATAATATTGGAAAGAAAAAAGAATCCTGATGGAACAATTTAAGTCTTTTATAACAGAAGCAAAAGAAGACAAGTATCGTATTCTCGTAATTTCTTCTGAAACAGCGCCGGGAAAGAAACCCCTTCATCGTACTGCAAGACGTTTTGTTGATGAAGCAAAAATTGCTGGACACGATATTTACATTGTCCAAGTTGAAGGTGCTATTATTACTTATGATGATGGTTACAAAATTTTCAATGCCGATGATAAAGATGGATTTGAAATTGATAAAGAAACTGTAGCAATCGTGCGAGGCTCTGTTCGACTAAAAAAGAGTTATCTAGACCTACTTAGTCAATTAGAAAAGATTGGTGTTTGCATGGTGAACAGTCGAGAGACAGTTGAAATATCAGCAGACAAATACAGGACATATGTTAAGCTACAAGACTTTGGGTTGACACAACCTAAGACAGTCCTTATCCCTAATGAGGATACTTGGAAAGATGCACTTGAATCATTGGATAGTAAATTTCCTATTATAATGAAAACTCTTGAGGGTGCAAAAGGTGTAGGTGTTCTGTTTATTGAGTCAGAACGTCAAATTGAATCTTTGGTTCAATTACTATACAGTCAAAATGAAGACGTAGATTTACTAATTCAAGAATACATTAAAACTGATGGAGATATACGAGTTATCATTTTGGGCGGTAAAGTTATTGCCTCCATGAAACGAGATGTAGTCGAGGGAGACTTTAGGTCAAATGTTTCTCAAGGTGCAAAGGTAAAAGAATATCCTTTATCAAAGTTAGAGGTGGAACAGTGTCTATTAGCTGCAAAAGCAATTGATGGTTCTTGGACTGCTGTAGACTTCATTCCTTCTAAGAAACCTAAAACAGAACCACCATATATTCTAGAGGTCAACCATTCGCCTGGAACAGAGGGGATTGAAAAAGCAACAGGTAATAATATCGTTAAGCAAGTTATCGATTTTTACTCTAATCCAGATAATAGATATTCTGTGCCCACTCAATGTGGTTATTTTGAGATTGTTAATATTGAACCATTTGGTGATGTTGTTGCCAAGTTTGATACTGGTAATGGAGCATCTGCATCAACTATACATACAGACAAGCTTCAGGTAAAAGAAAAAAATATCACTTGGACTTATAAGGGTAAGGCCATTACAAGTAAAATTCAAAGAGTAGCAAAAATTGATGTTGGTGGTCTAAATGATTATTCAGAGGAAAGATATGCTATTTTGTTAGATTTTGAATTTGCTGGTTCTACTTATAAAGATGTTGAGTTTTTATTGGATGACAGAGAGGACAAAAGCCCAATATTATTAAATCGTGCCCTCATGAGAAAAATGAATGTCATGGTTAACCCCCAAAGAAAATATATCGTTACAACCAAATATGTCCTTGACAAATAATTTCAAAGGTGATATAGTCATTTTATGAATTTTTACACTAATGTTCTTCAGTACGGAAACAACCTTTTAATTCGTGAAGTCAAAAATGGTGTTCGTGGTAATCGCAGAGTTAGATACGAACCAACTCTCTTTGATCTGGTAAAGACTAGAGAGGAAACTGGCTACAAAACTTTGGATGGTCGCTCCGTTCTTCCTCACAAATTTGACTGCATCAAAGACGCAAAGGCTTGGATTGAAACTAGATCAAATCAGTCTGATATCGTCTTTGGTAATACACAATATCCTTACTGCTGGATTGCAGATGAATATCCAGACAGAATTGAATGGGACTTAGATCAACTTCTGATGGTCACAATTGATATTGAGGTTGAATGTGAGAATGGCTTTCCAAAACCAGAAGATGCAGCAGAGCCACTTCTGTCGATCACTGTCAAGAACCACCAGACTAAACGCATTGTTGTTTGGGGTATCGGTGAGTTTAATACAGATCGTGAAGATGTAACCTATGTGCAATGTGAGAGTGAAGTGCATCTCCTCAAGGAATTCATATCATTTTGGGAAACTCACACTCCTGATATTATCACAGGCTGGAACACAGAGTTCTTTGATATTCCTTATCTCTGCAATCGTATCAAGAACGTATTCGATGAAGAAGAAGTAAAACGTCTATCACCTTGGAAGAATGTATTTGATCGTCAGGTATATCAGATGGGTCGGCAACATCAGGTGTATACTCTAGATGGGATTGCTGCACTTGATTATTTTGATTTGTATCGCAAGTTTACATATGTTAATCAAGAACGATACACTCTTGATCATATTGCCAAGGTTGAACTTGGTGAACAAAAGGATGGTAATCCTTATGATACATTTCGTGAGTGGTACACAAAAGACTATCAGTCATTTATCGAATACAACATCAATGATGTGGAACTGGTGGACAAGCTTGAAGACAAGATGAAACTGATCGAGCTATGCTTGACGATGGCATATGATGGTAAGGTTAACTTTACAGATGTTCTTGGCACTGTGCGCTATTGGGATATCGTTATATACAACCATTTGCGTGAGAAAAACCTTGTCATTCCACAGAAGACAGAACGTGAAAAGTCAGAAAAGTTTGAGGGTGCGTATGTAAAAGACCCACAGGTGGGTATGCATAATTGGGTTATGTCGTTTGATCTTAACTCGCTATATCCACATTTGATCATGCAATATAACATCTCACCAGAGACTTTGGTGAATGGTGGTGGAAAACCAGCTGAAGGAATGGTTGATAAAATTCTGGATGGGAAACTGTTAAATAGTACAGAATATTGCATGACCCCGAATGGTGCCTTCTTTCGCAAGGACAAACGAGGGTTTCTGCCGGAACTAATGGAGTCGATGTACAATGATCGAGTCAAATTTAAAAAACTTATGCTCAACGCTCAGCAAGAGTATGAAAACACTAAGGATAAAAAATTACTTAAAGACATCTCAAGATACAACAATATCCAGATGGCGAAGAAGATTTCTCTCAACAGTGCTTACGGTGCAATTGGTAACAATTGGTTTCGCTATTTCGATCTTATGGTTGCTACAGCAATCACTACTTCTGGTCAATTATCTATTAGGTGGATTGAGAAAAGTCTTAACATATATCTTAACAAAATTCTTGGAACCCATGATAAAGACTACATTATTGCCTCTGATACCGATTCGGTTTATATCACTTTTGACGCACTGGTTAATAAAGTGTTTGGAGAGGGAGCAGAGACTAGCAAGATTGTCCGTTTCTTGGACCGTGTTGCAAAAGAGAAGTTGGAACCATTTATTGGCAAAAGTTATCAAGCTCTTTCTGAAGTAACTAACGCATATGAACAAAAGATGGAGATGGGTAGGGAAGCAATTGCAGATAAGGGTGTGTGGACTGCCAAGAAGAGATATATTCTAAATGTTCACAACATGGAGGGCGTGGAATATGCGGAACCTCATCTAAAGATTATGGGGATTGAAGCAGTCAAGTCAAGTACGCCTGCTCCTTGCAGAGAGAAGTTAAAAGAGGCTCTCAAGATTATTATGGGTGGAACTGAGAAAGAGCTAAATACCTTTATACAAGATTTTCGTGAGGAGTTTATGTCTTTGCCACCAGAGGATATTGCATATCCAAGATCAGTAAACGGTGTTTCAAAATACACAGACAACACACAAAGCACCTATGATCTTTCAAGTGGAGAGAAGGTAGAGTATGGCTTCTTTAAATCACGAGCTCCCATACATGTGAAGGGCGCAATACTATATAATCATCTGGTCGCAAGCAAGAAACTGTCAAACAAATATCCTTACATACATC